CAAAGAGGGTATGCGTGGTACTGCATGGGTTAGAAAAGTAGCGTATGAAGCTTTACAACGTGAATTTACTAGCTCAGAATATAAAATTGCTGAAGCCAAAGATGAGTTGATGTGGAGAGAATCTGTACAAAGACGAATTGATGGAAGAAAGCAGAAAGATTAAACACTGTTCCAATGACAGAAAAGCAGTATCACCAAGCACTAGCCAATTTGTCTGACAGATACCTGTTTGAAAATATGTCAAACAGAGAATATGAAGAACAAAGAAATGCTATTGAAACTGCTTATTTAAAAACAATTTACAACAAATAAAAATGAAAAGAATAACATGGGTCGAGTGCCCAGGCTGTAAGATGTACAGCGATCAGAAGGTTGTCCGTTCTGAGCGAAATTCAAAATTTATAACAATTCGTAGAAGGCTTTGTTATGAGTGTGGACATAGATGGGAAACTATCCAGTATCCTGAGATGATAGTTTCTAAACAGCAGGCAGCCTACGCTCGTTGCGAATGATTTTTTTGGTGCTGTCTTATCTGTCTTATAAGTTTTACTTTTTCTATAAATAAACGAAACTTGTAGAATAATTTATTTTTAATTGGTGGTGTTTGTATTACAGCTAATTTTGCTTCAAGCTCCAACATACGCATCATTGCGTTAGACAGTACAATCTCTGTTCTTGCGTGGTTCTTCATCATATCTATGCAAAAAGCTTTTAACTTGTCTATATCATCACAGCCCATGACTTCTCTGCATCTTAACTCAACTGCTAACTGTGTCTCCATTGGCAGAGGAGTTGAGATAAACCTTATGAAGCTGTCATTTTTCATATCATTGGAGATTTGTAGTAGAGCCTGGGAACATCCTGGACTCGATAAAAGCCACCGCTTGATCGTCTATTGAGTTGTCTGTTTGTTTAGCTATAGCTTTTAACAGATCCACAATCAATCTCTTCATTGCTTTGGACTTGATAAATACGAGAAGAATAGGTTTTAAAATTTTTACCATTTGTATGTAGTGTCTACTTCTACTCTACCGCTATTTGCCAAACTTGGCCTCAATCCTTATATTTATAGTATATCACTAAGATTATGGCAACTCAAGACCCGAAAACCGACCCAGAAATAGAAGAAAAGGAAGAAAAAGAAAGTCCTTCTGTATTATCCAACCTTGTCCAGATGATTATACTTTTTTGGAGTTTGGCAGTAATTTCTTACGCATATTTCGGAAATTCAATCAAACAAATTGATACCACATTCGCTGCTGGATTGCTGTCGGCAGTGATGTCTAATATGGGACTACAGGTGAAAAACAACGCAAATGGCAAAAAGAGGCCATTTAATGTAGTATCTAATAAAGACAACAATGTTGGTATCAGTAAAAAATGAAGAAGTTACTCCCTTTACTACTGTTATTATCAGCACCAGCTTATGCTGATATAACTTCAAAATTTACATCGAGCGTAAGTGTAAAAGTTGACGCTGCTATGACACAGGCAACACGCATGGGAGCATCTTATTCTGCTCAAGGACAAAATATTGGAACGAGTAATACTAACGATCAATTAGGGGGTTTATCTGTAAGTAATGGTGCAGTAACTCTAAGTGCTGGTAATTATTCCATAAATGGTTGCGATTCAGATTGTGCTACAACGTGGTCATTATCGGAATCATTCACAGCAGCCGACACAATTCCAAGTAGCAACAGCACCATTACTGCTGGAACAGTCCCTAACTTTGGTAGCGTAATTTCAACTGTTGCTGGTTCTGGTACAGGATCAGGTGGAACACCTACATCTGCTCATGCAATTACTGGAATAAATGAAGGCGGTGCAGGATCTACTGTTACAGGACAGTTCGTAACGGAGCTAACTATAAGATGATTTATGAAAAAGCTCTTATTGTTGCTTTTGCTATATGCCATACCTGTTAAATCTCAACCCGTGGTTCCGAATTTTACAACGGGAACTCTTTCAAGCACCACGAATACAACGACCTCAATCAGTGAGACTATTACTTCTACAGATTATTTTGGTAATTCTTATGAGTACACTGTTACTGGATTGGGAGTCACAACCGATGGATCAGTCGCTCCAAATACAACGAATGTTACAGGGACAATAAACGGAGAGAGTCAGACATGGACAGGATTAGATCTATCGACAGACAACAAGCCAGTGTTTACTCTAGCCGATCAAACTTCTGGGAACGCATTTCAATTTACAGAAACTTATCGTGGCCCAGGTGGGGTATCAAACGTGACCACGATCCAAAGAAATATAGAGTCAACAAGCGTAGTCACAAGTACCTCAGTGTTCTCTCAATAATTCTGCTATCTCCTGCACAAGTTTTAGCTAACGCAGTAAGTCAATCAAATAATGGCTCGGTTACTAATATGGCTGTACAAACTTTGACAGGTAACATGGTTACTAACCAATATGGTGGGAATATTGTATGCCAAGGACCAACTTTATCTATTAGTCCATTTACTACTTTTGGAGCAAACTATTTAAAACCTTATCGAGATTATTACGAAACACCTTTTTACGATCCAACAGACGCAAATGACGATGGTGTGCCAGATAACCCAGGTAATGTACTTTTCAATCAAAAGAATTATTCTGGAACGAATAAAGATAGTTATGCTTTGAACTTTGGAATATCAGCTACATTCAGTATTCCGTTAGATAGAGGATTTCAGAATCAATGTAAATCTGCTGCTGATACACAAATTTCTATACAAAAGCAAGTGCTGGAGAACAAAAGGCTTGATTGGCAGATAGCAAGAATCCGTGAATGTGGAAAATTAAAACAGGAGGGGATAATGCTGACTACCGACAGTCCTTTCTTTAATATCTGCAAAGATGTTTATTTAGTGCCGAAGGCTAATCAAGTTATCCCACATACTCATAAATTAAAGTAGATAAGTTACGGGTATTAAACTCATCTACGGATTATTATTCTACCTTATCTTTTTTCTTTGTCAGTCTTTTTACGATATTTTTTATAGCTGGCTTGATTATGTTGAGAATAAGAGGGCTACTCGCAGCCACAAGACCGATAACAGCAGTAGAAACAATAGTGCTCGGTTCTGGGATGTATTGATCCACAAAAGGAACGTTTTCATATAGAGTTATGCACTCAATCCCATCATCACCTCTTTCATGTCCGATGACACGCTCCAATCGTTTTTCGTTACGAAAGTCTCCTACTCTTTGATCTTTACTACCTGGGCAGGGTTCTATTTTTATAGTTTCCTTTTCTTTTGGAATATCGGGAATCTCAGGTGTCGTAGGTTCTGGAATATTAGCGTTGTTTATAGGTTTTTCTTGCTTTTGCTCTACAATTTCAATTTTCTTCCTGTCATAATTTATTGGAACGAAAGAGGGTATTTTGCCTTCGGGACAGCTATAAAACGCTCCATTAACATCATCTTCTATTATCTGTGTATTTTTTACACTTGCATCTCTATGAGTTTTTACACAACCTGGGAGATCAATATTAGGCAGTGGTACATTTAAAACAGGTAATGGAGTATAAATATAGCTATTAATTGTTGGAATCTCTGGAATTACGATCTCAGGGATTTCAGTCATAGGCATTTCTAGGAAGGTAAACCTCTACATGGGAATAGCATTTAGGACAGGAAAGATTAGTTACCATACTGTATTCAGCAGACGAACAAGGATAATCTTCTTCATCCATACTATGATCTCCACCCCAGATTAGTTCAGTTTTGCAGTGCCAACAATTCATTTTTTAGGGATAGGAATAGAAGGGCCAGATATATCAGGCATTGTGTTGTCTAACATTTTGGGCATTAGTGTTTGTACATTTCCCATAATCTGATTCATCATCTTTGTCTTAAATTGTTCTGATGTGAAATATTTATAAGCAAAGTACGTTCCACCACTCATGGAAGCTACCATTACAAATGAAACTATGCTAAGAATATTAGCAATTTTTTGAAACATGATTAAATTTGCAATTTTGAAAGCACTTTCTTTTACAAGTGTGCTTGTATTACTGCTTATTGTAGCCCTATCCCCTCTTTACGTCACTATGGGGATAATGACAAGACAAATGCAAGAAAAGGTTAATTAATCAGCAGGATCGGGTGTATTTCCCTCTGCTACCCATTCTAAATACTTTTGATAATCAGTATTTGCTTCGTCAAATGGAATAGAAAATATTACACCTTCCTCTGTTTTTTGGATAGCTTGTTTTGCTACTCCATTTTCATCATTTGGATAAAGTTTATAAGAAACTGTCATTGTTATAGCTCCGCACTAAAGTTTAATTCACTACCATTTCCTCTAAATTCTAACACACCTCCTTGTCCAGCCGTCATGCCACCAGGATCTGCTTCTATAAGCATCCCATGTGGACTATCATTTGACAAATATCCTCCTGATTGCAATGCACTACAAAGAAAAGTATCACTATCATCTGCTGAATCAAAAACTATATTTGTTGATGTCCCTGAAAAAGTTGGTACGGCTCTCATAGGGGTTGGAAATTGAACCATTGCTCGCACATTACTTGCAGAGTTTGCAAAAGCGGGAATATTAGTTCTTTGTCCGTTGTTTCCTGTAACATTAAAAAAGTATCTCTGACATAAAGCAAGCTCTTGTGAAAATGACCTATGCTCAAAATCTGTTGCCACGCTGCCTACTTCTAATTGAACTCCTGTAATATCAAAAGTAGAAGCTCCAGCAGTTAACCAAGTTGAAGCCATGTCAGGAAAATGATTAGAAGAATCAAATGTTGTCCAAGTACCTACAGCTCTATCGTTAGTGTAATCTGTTCCATAAAAAGGAGTTATCAATAGTTGTAATCCGACTGCATTATTATTGTCAAATTGAAGATTGGAATTGCCTGAAATTGTTTTTGTAATCTTTGTCCATGTATTATTTGCTGATGCAGTAAAACTAAAAACATTAGCATAAGAAGTGCCATCATAAGACCTTATAAGTCCATAAAAAGTTTGATTTGTACTTGGTCTAACCCAAAAACTTAGTGTGATATCACTTGAAGAAGATTTAAAATTCCAGCCACTATTTGCTATATCTTGTGCTTCTAATTTTGTTATTACCTCTGCATAAGCATTTGCATTAGCTGTACCAGCACCAGACAAAGCAATTCTAAAAAAGTTACTAAAACCATTTTGATATGGTGTATCACTAGAAGTTGTACTTTGTTGTGAAAAAGTTACTGTTACACCAGTATTGCCAGCATTATGATTCCATCTATCAACGGTTTGATAACCGTTAGATGTAGATGACGTACCACGTTGAGCTATTCTGAAGTCGCCATTAATCGTGAGCCGTCTATTGGTTCTGTTTGTAAGATTGGCAGTACACGTTCCATCAGTATTGTTGACAGTAATAGCAGCAGCACTAGCCCCTACCCCTTTTATCGAATTTACCTTGATCTCTGACATAATTAACTAGGTTTTGGATTAGCGTCTTTTACCGCTTTGTTATGTGCAGCAAAACTGCCAGTTGCATCTAGTTTACCCGCAATAATATCGTCATACAACATAGCCATTTGCTCCCCTGTTGGTGCATAAGTTATAGAGCCATGAAATTTTCTATCAGTTTTGTATTTGTTAGCAGCAGCTTCAGCATCAAGCGTAACTCTTGCTTCATCTATTTTACTTTGCTCTACAGAAACAGTATTGCCAGATGCGTCTAAAATTTTTGAACTTTTGTCATCAATATAAGTAACACTAGGATAAGCTCTTCTTATTGCATCGTGATCATAAATAGTCATTATGCTGCTACCTCCATTAAAGTGACGCAACTAGCACCTTTTTCATAAGCAGCACCATTTCCGTCAAAAACAGTTCTATTCATATAAAAAGTTCCTGTGCTACTTATACCTACAACTCCAATATTTATAGTAATTGCAGTTCCACTCGCTTGGGAAGGTGAATATAATAAATTACTTAAAGATGTTGTGGAGGGTGTTGAATCATTATCTCCAGTATGATTACCTAAATTCATCATTGTAGTAACTCTAGCTCTATCACCATAAGCGGGACCCCTTAATGTATCAATAGGAGAAGTTGTTCCGCCAATAGTTGAAAGAAGGACAAAACCTATTTGATTATCAACTACAGAAGCTTCCCCAAAAATATTGAAACTTATTAAAATTTTTGAATTCGTTTGGGTCGTTGTAATAGCAGTGTCCATAGCACTTATTGGATAAATATAACTACTGTTATTGGCATAAACATTTGAAAGTGAAACACTGGCTGCTGAATTATTCACAAATGATACAACTTGAAGAATTTTACCGCCAGCATCATCAGCGAAACTTAAAACTCCAGAGCCATTTGTTTTTATAACTTGACCATTTGACCCATCTGCTACAGGAAGTTGTAATTCAACAGCAGCGTTACCTGTCGTTGATGAAGGAGCTTTTAGACTTACTGACCCACCACCTGATGCTGCGTTTAGTTTAATCTTTGCTGTCATGGTTAACTAGGCTTGGGGTTGTCAGTTTTTACCTTTTCACAGGCAGCGTAATATGCTTCTAGTTTAGTCGAATCTCCTTTACTATTCCAATACATAGCGTCTGCAAAATCTCCTAATGCTGGATATAAGGGTTGTCTATCGGTTTTGTACTTAACAGCAGCAGCTTCAGCATTTAACGTAACTCTTGCAGCGTCTATATCAGATTGAACTAGAGTAATCTGTGTTCCGTCAGCTTTAAATGCACCCAAACTGTCATCAATCATTCCAACGTCTGGATATGCTTTATAAATAGCTTCGTGATCTAAACTCATTATACTGCCACCTCCATTGCTGTTATGGTTGAACTCATTCTTGGTGCATAATCTTGGTTAGCATCATATTGGGATCTATTAAGATATAAACTAGAACCAGATTGAAAAGCTATATACCAAGCTACATTATAAGTAATTGCAGAAGTACTACCAGCAGTATCTAAAAAATTTATAACTGAATTATCTATAGATTCACCATGATTTGGGCTGCGTTGACCAAAATAACCTCGTGATCTGCCTCCTGACGCATCACCAAGTGCAATAGCAGTTCCACCCTTTTCAAGTCTCAAAATATAATATGTCTCTTGGGAAGCACCTGTGTTCAAATTTGCCGTCACTAAAATTTTATTACTAGCTGAAGAAGGTGTTATTGAAACACTCATACCAGAAATATCTGTCCATGTATCTATTGTACTTATAGAGGTCGTATCTGATTTAAATGTTTGTACAACTTGAAGAATTTTTCCTCCACCAATACCAGTTCCAGTAACACCGCTATTTGTAATAGACATTCTTTCAACACCACCAGTTGAAAACTTGATAGTGTCAGCAGCAGGGAATGTTATACCAGTATTGCTATCCGTTCCAGTTACAGCAGGGGCAGATACGCTTCCATCAACTCCAGAAATACCAGTAGTGCCGTTAATGTTTAATGCCATAATTAAAGAATAACAAGAATTGCACCAGATGGCACTGTTACAGTAACACCTGAGTTAATTGTAGGGGATACTGTATGTGCGTTCTTTCCAGTGGATAAAGTGTAAGATGTTGTAACTGCTTGATCCGATTCAAAGAATACTTCATCACTACCTCCTCCAGTAGCTCCAGCACCTCCACCTACAGCAGCAAAAGCAGAACCATTATATATTTCAGCACTTCCTAAAGTGCTATTCCATCTAAAATCTCCTGTTGAAGGAGAACCAGGTCTTTGTGCTGTTGTTCCAACAGGTATTTGTAAAGCTGTAGTGTAGTTATGAACAACATCTCCTGTAAAAGTTGCTCCTGCAACTGGAGCTAGACCTAAATTAGCCTGTGTAATATTTCCAATAGTTGTAAACGTACCAGTTCCAGAAGATACAGAAGTACAAATTTTTAGTAAATTAGTAGATGAATCTATGTGTGGCTGAAACTGTACTACATTTGCATCACCTGATGGATCTCCACTAGCAGAATTTATTGTTCTTAGGGCTGTAAAAATATCATTTATTCCTGCACGGACTTGAGCACCCGTTCCATTAGCTACATTAAAATTATTACCTGTTTCTTTGGTTGTACTGTTGACTCTTGCCATTTCGGTAATATTTTATTTTATTTTATCATCCCTTACCAAATCCGACAGCCTGATAAGTAAAATTTCTATCAATCGAAGCATTTGATGAATTTTTAAAATGAACAGTAAATCCTGTACCACTAATATTAGATAATTCAAAGAAATCGCCACTTGCCATGTTCTGTGCAGTTATTCCGATTGAAGGTAAATTTGAATTTACACCACCTATTGCAGAAGTTCCAGTAAAGAAAGAATCTGTAAATGTAATAGCCTTTGCTCCTGCTCCAGATGAAATAGTAGTTGTACTTTGTTCAGTTCTTCTTTGGAACGAAGCTGTATAACCTAATTGAGATACTTTTATGTCTTGGTCGGGATCATCACTTGTTAAATTAACTTTGAACTTAAATCCTCTACCTTTATAAGTTCCGTTAGCAAATGTTTGGAACGCCGTATATGTAGGCGATCCAGAGGAGGGATTATCCTGAGTAACTGCAACTAACATTTCAGCATTTACTTTAGTAGCTGTAAGTCCATCAAAATCTACTCTTGCATCTATATCTGAAATTGAATCAAATAAATCTGATGGGAAAAATGCTTCTGTAAGAAAATGACGTTTTAAATCAAGACTAAACACCCCACCTAAATCCAAGAAAGATGTCCCTGCTGCACCACCAAATTCGTATGTACCTAATGGAGCAATACCTCCAATATCATCTAAAGAAGTAACTGCGTCAAAATTTGTAATAGCATCAAACTGGCCTACACCAGCGAGGTTTAAGGAATTTGTTACAGCATCAAAAGCAACATTAGTTTTTGTTCCTTGAAATTTAGGAACATCTAAATCTTCTCTTCTTGTTAAAGCTATTAAAGGTGCAAGATTATCAGGTAAATCTATTACAACACTTGCCTCTCCTGCACTAAATCTACCTCCATCATCTTGGAATTTTAAAATATATTCCCCTTCTAAATAAGGAACTTCCGCAGTTGTGGTATTTCCTGCAAGTGCTTCGATAAGATCAGTAGCGTTAGAAAAAGTTCCAGTTCCATCTGTTTTTGTCGAGTGTCTTACATAAACACGCCCACCATGAGTAACATCTAAATCCGCAGATAAATTCCAACGTAATCTTACAAGTTTATCGCTTATAGGTTCTGCGGTTAGACCAGTTACATCCCCTGGAATCGCACTTTTTCCTACAGCAATATGTGTAAAAGTTGTTGGATTTGCTGATGATTCAAGATTTGAACCAACACTAACTAATTCAAAATTATAAGTACCTTCTAAAGAATCCAGTATTTGAAATTCGGGTGTTAATGATCGTAAGGTTTGAAAATTACCGTTATCTACTTGATACTTTAATTCATAATGAATAGCTCTTGGCACAGAATTAAAGTCTATATTTAATCTTGTTCTTGCTCTATTACCTTCTGTAAAAAACTCTTCAGTAACAACAGGAGCAGAAGGAGCAGGAACAGGTTCATTTAATATTGTTATATTCCGAACAGGCAGTGCAGATCCATCTTCTATAAATGCAAATTTTCCTGAGTTGTAAGCCGTTCCGACAATCGCATAATTATCCTTATCTTCTGTTACACTTACGACTCTCCATTGAGTAGTTTGTAGGGTTGTATTTTCAAGTATCCAAATACTATTTCTATTAGGAACAGAAGAAAAAGCAGACGCTACTGTAATTACAGCACCAGAAATATTGCTTACATCTTTCTTTTCTACACTGCCATCAGGCATAACAACACTTATTGTTGCGTTGTTCGTGGCATCTAAATCGGTGTCTGCTGTGTTATCAACAGTAATAGTTGTAGTTGTTGCAGAACTAATACGACCACCTCTTCTTAATCCTGCTCTTACTGGATCGCTTACTTCGATTACTTGCCCAGGTCTGACAACTACACCCTCTCCTATCCCTGTAGTAAAACTGATTGTCTCGGTAGAGTGCTGCTCTTCAAACAAGATAAATCTTCCTAATCTTCTTGCTTGGTTTCTAGAAGTACAACCAAAACCCGTTACTTTTTTATGAATAATTCCATATTTGTTTTTAGCAGCAGTATCTTCGACAGTTTCAAAATCTGGCTCTTGATTAGTCATGTCAAAGTAAGACACAGATACAACAGTTGATCTTGTTTTTAAACTCGTACCAGAATATATAAATCCTTCCGAAGTTACGTTTGATAGATTAAATAAATAACTGGCATCTGTGGGTCTATCTTGAGTAAGTGTTAAAGATCCTGCACCCCAAAATGTCATAGCTCTCATTACAGAACTGAGAGCCATTACTGTCTTAAAAGCATCTGCTCTTTTATTTAAAACTACGTTGCAACTAAATCTAGGTTCTTGACCTCCTTGACCATCATCAACTAATGCAGAAGCATAGACAGAAGCACTATAAAAAGAATATTTATCTAGTTGAGCTTCAGTAATATGTTCTCCTAGTCCATAGCGACTTTCCGTGATTAAGTTAAATAATATCCATGCAGGATCGCTTGTCCAATGTGTAGTTGTAGTAAGCGTTCCATTAAAAGTACCTGTATAAATTAATCTTCCAGTTGTTTGATCTACAGTTGCATTATGGGGAATCTTAACTTTTACTCCACGAATCCTATATAAACGTCTTGGGATACTAGGAAATTGCTCCGCATCAAAACGCAAATAATTATGAGCTATATTCGGATATGGTCTTTGTTCATCTATTATCTTTGTAAAAGATGACCACCTAAATGTATCTGTTACCCTTTCACTTGTGCTATCAGCAGAATCTCTACCAACTGTTATTGAAATCGGAAAAGATGTATTTTCTCTTAAAGTAATCTTAAAATCCCTAGAATATGCACTTCTTGATTTACCGCTAACACTAAAAGCAGACGTTGGCACTGTAAGTAAGTTTAAGAATCCACCAGGGCCAGTGCCAGTAATTTGATTTTTGTCAAAACGAGTTGTTCTCCCATTATTTTCAGTAATTAATATAAATACATCAACTGTAGTTCCTAAATTTTTGCCATCTTTTTCATTAATACTGACAAGACCATCAAAACGTATTGTGACTCTAATTTCATCAATATTAGATTCGGTTACTGTTCGAGTTACAGATGCAGCATTGGTTACTGGAGCGTTCACACTAACTTCTGTTTCTATATCACTGACAACGGGTATAGAAGTTTGATTTGCCGTTCCAAAACGAGTTTTAAACAGGATTCTTTGAAAATTAAAATCGGCATCTGTTATATTGCTTGAATCTGCTGATGACTTTACAATAGGTGTCTTATCTAAAAACACATCTTTTAGAGAGGCTTTATTATAAGCATCAGTTCCTTGAGTAAGTCCTGCTGCCGAAGGAAAACCTTCAATCTCTCCTTCACTTAGAACTTCTACAATATTTACTGCTTGCCTACTTTGTACTGAACCAAAACTGATAGTAGCAGTACCGCCTCCACCTCCACCTCCAAACCATTTGAAAGGATTAAGTTGGATTTCTTTTCTTTCAGGTAGTTTAAACATTATGTTCCTCCTGCAAAATCCTCTGTATCAATTCCTGCTGATACAATTATAGATCCAGTAAAAACTTCACCATAAACTACTGGAATCGGACTTCCAGCATTTATGGTATTTAAAATTCCATTAAAATTAAAACTATTTGGATCGTCAAAGCTTTCGTTGCTTGGCGTAGGGGTTAGCATTTCTGCTGCTCCAGATAATGCAAAATATAAACCTAAGTTTCCTAATGCAACAGTTAGACCACTTGCTCCTGCCGTTCCTGCAACAAAACCAGTTTTGGTTAATGCGGGTGCAGCACCAGGTAAGAAAATAGCAGTTCCAATAAGAACTGCTCCTAACAAAAATCTTCCAAGACCTCTTCTAGAACCAACAGCTACAGGTACTATTTTTATTTCCTGTTGGCCGACAGGCACATCTAATTCTTTTTCGTTTATTTCATAATTTCCAACTTTTACACAATAATTTTGTTCTATCATGTGTGATTGCAAATTAGGAAAATTTGCTGTTAAAAATCTAATTGCATCTACTGTAGAATTTATTTCAGCTTCAAAAGTACGTTGTCCTAAGAATCGAGCTAATCTGCCGTAAACTTTTATTTTACTGAGCATAGCGATACCTCTTCTTTGTACATTCTATCCATTTTTCGTCATAAGTTTCTCTGGAACTAAGTCTTTTCACACAATGTTGAAGGATAGTTTGATCTCCTACATATAAAGCCACATGATCTAATTTGCCTGTATTAGTTGTGTCCATAAGTAAGACATCTCCAACTTCTGTCTCATCATTCTCATCTACTTCTACAAAACCCACTTTGGGTAAACCATATTCAAATAAAGGAGATTCAGAAAATTCTTTTGGGCTTTTAGGTCTTTTCCAATGCTTTATAACTATATCTTTTTTCTGTTTATACCAATCAGTAATTAAACTCCAGCAATCTTGAATATCCCATACCCATTCCCTACCAATTAGACTTTTTTCATACCCAGAAGGTTCAAAGTAATACCAATCTGATGTTTCTGGAGTGACAATATAAAAAGGTAAATCTAAATATTCACAACTGGCAAGATCAGCTTGACTAGGTGTAGGAGGATGATCTGGGTGGCTGTGAAATACAGCTACAATTTCGCCTTGATCTTCAGCATTTATCCAATCGTCAGGATCTAAAATAAATTGTTCTCCCAAATCTTCAGCAAGATTTTTACAGGGAAAGTACTTTTCTTTTCCTTTATAGACAGCTACTAAACCACAGGCTTCATGCGGTGCATCCTTTTTTGCGTGTTGTAAAGCAATATCTTTCCAAGTCATCCTCTAAACGCTCCAATACCAGGGAATATTTCTTTAGTTGCTATTCTTTTTGGTAATT